TGACGGTGAGTCGGTTAGGTATATGGATGACGGTGAGTCGGTTAGGTGAAGATGACGGTGAGTCGGTTAGGTGAAGATGACGGTGAGTCGGTTAGGTGAAGATGAATGGATGACGGTGAGTCGGTGAGGTTAGGTATATGGATGACGGTGAGTCGGTTAGGTGAAGATGAATGGATGACGGTGAGTCGGTTAGGTGAAGATGACGGTGAGTCGGTTAGGTGAAGATGACGGTGAGTCGGTGAGGTGAAGATGACTAGACCAGACGAAGATTATCAAAAATGGCTGGACCAACAGAGTCGTCGTATAGCTAGGGAGAAGGCTACCACCTTCAGAAAGGATTTGCTGGTCTTGATGCGGCGGTGGGAATTGGACGGAGGCATACCGGATAGTCTGCGAGGGTGGATGGAGCAGGTAATCGAGAAGCTCGAAATAGCCGAAGATTGGCTGGAAAAGAAATGAACAACGATCCACTGACAGATAGTTTGAAATGTTTACAACCGACAATGGAGGATAACGAAGACAATAGAATGTTCGCTATTAGCGGAAAGCAGAGGCGAGACATCCTCGCAGCTCTAGAAAAGAAGGAGAACAAGATGATAGATTTTTTGAAGAAGTTTACGAGCAGAAAGTTTCTCACGTCAGTCGCAGCGGAGATTGCGTTGCTGGTGAGTCTGTTCAAAGGCGACGAGGTTGCCGGTAGCGTAGAGAACGTGATCATACGAGTCGGTACGATTGCGGGTATGATTATAGTGGCGGTAGGATACGTGGTGGTCGAGGGCCGGGTGGATGAGTCGGCGATTATTGCTAACTTGACTGAAGATGAAGATGAGGAATAGAACTTTCGCATTCGCTAAAAAGGTCACTTGGATCGTTCATCCCAACCCGTTAGGAATTAAAGAATGACGGAACGACAGTATGACTCATCGGCAAAATGCCCGTTCTGTAACGGAACCGGCAAGAGGCTGATCGGTGAGGAGGCATTGAAGGCGTATGCGGAGACGTTCATTGAACAACACGAAGAGCAAGGGTGTGGTTGTAATGCGGAGCCAATGAATGAAATATATAAGTAGGAGGGAATGAATGAGCAAACCCAAACCGTACGGATACGAATTGATATTGGACCTGCACGGCTGCGACGAGTCCACATTCAACCGGGAGTCGCTGACGGAGTTCTTCGTCCAGTTGTGTGACGCCATTGACATGGTGCGATGCGACCTGCATTTCTGGGATGCTGATAATACACCACAGGAGTTGACCTCGCCGCACACCAAAGGAACGTCAGCGGTGCAGTTCATCATCACCAGTAACATTACGATTCACACTCTGAACGAATTACGGGCGGCGTATGTGAATGTCTTTTCATGCAAGCCGTTCGATGAGAAGGTTGCCGAGGAGCTGACGTGGCGATTCTTTGGAGCCAAGAGTCATCACATTAGATTTATTGAGAGAGACTAAAGGAGAGATAAAGTGGCTGAGGAAGAACAAGTAACGCTGGGCGACGCGCAGAAGGCTGTGGTTGCTTCCCATTTGACGGACGGGCAGATTGAAAAGGCATCGAAGGCCGCTGCATGGTCGGCAACGGCAGGTTTGCTTCATGACACCGAGTTGAGATTGCCTCGGAACATGGAGGAGTGGATGAACTTGTATGCCAATCATATTTGGTCATACGCCTCCGTGTTCGCTATCGCGAACGCTATCGCGCAGTTGCCGATGACCTTGCAGAAGAAGAGCAGAAAGACCGGCGAATTCACGAACGTGGAATCGCATCCGATTCTCGATGTGTTGGCGAATCCATCCCCGGAGAAGAGCGGGTATGACCTCGTGGAGGGGACGCTGGTTAACTTGGAGACTTGTGGCAATGCGTATTGGGAAATCACCTACGGTACGAAGACTAAGAAGCTGGAGGGCCGGGTCATCGACTCTCAGGAGTACCCGATGGAACTGTATGGGGTGAGACCAGACTACCTGACCCCGGAACCGGACAAGGGAGGTAAGGGAATAAAGAGGTACAAATATCAAATCAAAAAATACACGAAGGCCCAATACTTTGCTCCGGAGGAGATCGTGCCATTCCATTATTTCCACCCGACGAAAGATTTTCTTGGGCTGGGTTCGCTGCAACCGGCTGTCGATGATATTCTACAAGATAAGGAAATGAGTAAGTGGAACCTCGACTTCTTCAAGCACGGTACAGTTCCCGAGGGGTTCATCACTACCGACAAGACCTTGACCCCGAAAGAAATCAAGGACTTGGGAGCGCAGATCAAGCAGTTTCTTGCCGGAGAGGGCCGAAAGATTCTGATCCTGTCGCGTAACTTACAGTACAAACCCGTCTCCGTGGCACAGAGGGAGATTGACTTCTTCAAGGGTAGGCAGGAATCGAGACAGAGCGTGCTGGCTGGTCCGGGCGTTCCTCCTGCAAAGGCGGGGCTGTTGGAACACGCAAAGTATGACAACTACAAATTGCAGATGGCGGCTTTTCATCGAGACACCATCGTTCCGAAGCTGAGAAAACTGGAAGGGGCATTGAACAACTTCCTCTTGAAGCGTTTTCCCAGTCTGGCCATGACGGACGAGATTGAATATGTGCTGACGTTCGACACCACGGCCTTGCTCAAGGAAGACGAAGACAAAGCCGTCAATCGTTACATCGTGATGTTCGAGCACGCGCTGATGACGCGGAACGAGATTCGTAAAAGCCTCGGAATGGAAAAAGTAGAGGATGCTGACGGCGATGTCTACTACATCAAGTCAAACATTGCTCCGATAGGTCAGGAACCTCCGGAGGAATCGTTGGAGGCCCGCGAGGATGAAGTGGTGAAAAAGATTGACGAGATGCAATCAGAAGTGATTGAAGGAATGGACGAGATGGAGGAGCGAATAACTGAGAGATTGAGGGAGGAATTGTTGGAGAGGGAAGAGTGAACGTATTGTTGACAGGTGGAGCGGGATACATAGGATCGCACGTGCTTAGAAGTCTAGTTGCTAAGGGACATAACTGTGTGATATATGATTCATTGGTAAAGGGACACGCCGAAGCAGTGACGGGAGGCAAATTGGAAGTGGCAGACGTGAGTGACGGTGTGAGTTTGTCTCTTTCTTTTCGGAAGAACAGTATTGATGTAGTAGTTCATTTGGCTGCATATATTGATTCTAATGAGTCGATGATTCATCCCCGCGAATATTTTCAGAACAACACGTTAAATGGTTTGACGTTGTTGAATTCTATGCGTGAGTGCGGCGTAAATCGATTGATATACAGCTCCACCGCGGCAGTCTATGGAAGACCTACGAAACCTCTCATCGAGGAGTCTGATTGTTTGCTCCCGGTTAATCCTTACGGGATGAGTAAGATGTATTTGGAGTATATGTTGAGGATGTACGCAGAGAGATATGGGTTGGGGGCCATATCGCTTCGCTACTTCAACGCGGGGGGTGCTCACCCTTCCGGTGACATCGGCGAAGATCATCTCCCCGAAACGCATCTTATACCTTTAATTTTGCGGACAGCGTTAGGCGAACAAGAGGTTGTGACAATCTATGGCGACGACTACGACACGCCGGACGGTACGTGCATTCGAGACTTCATTCACGTTTGCGACTTGGCCGAGGCACACGTTCGTGCTATAGATGCAATAGAGGCGGGAAAAGTCAAGGTATTTAATCTCGGCAACGGACAAGGATGTAGCGTGAAGCAGGTGATGGGCGTTTGCCAGAAAGTTATTGGTCGGTCAATTCCCTTCGAAGTCTCGCCACGCCGCCGCGGTGATCCCCCACAATTAGTAGCTTCATTTGCTAAAGCGGAACGGGAACTTGGTTGGCGACGGAGATATTCGGACCTCAAGACAATAGTTTCCCACGCTTGGTCTTGGCATAAAAGACATCCACATGGGTATGAAACGGAAGAGCGAATAGTTGAGCGGGTGAAGGAGGAGTTGGTGGTTAGGAAAAAGGGCGAATGATAATAGCCACGAGAAAACTGAAGACAAAATCCCTCGACAGTAAATACGAGGCTGTCGTGGAGGCGTTGAAGAAGGACCCGATGGTGGCGGTGGTGTGCAGGACGACCGAGAAGGGGAAGGACCAAGCGGTGATCCTTTCCCCCGTGCTGTTCAATATGCTGGAGGCCCGCGCTGCGATGTATGACTCGCTAACGATGGAGCCGGAGTTCTCTGCGTTGAAGCGGGAGAATGAAAAGTTCAAGACGCAGGCACTTGCCTTGATGGACGAGATGGTCAAGATGGGAGGCAAGGACTTCAAGGTGTCCGACGGATGCTGGAAGGCGTTGAAGGGTTCGATATTTGACGCCGTTGACAATGATCCCAAACTGTTTGCCGACCCGGCTGACGGCAGGGAAGTGAAAGTATATGACTGACCCCCGAAAAGACGACATGCTGTACCGCATTGAAATCCTTCACGAGTGCGGGGTGGACCCGTTCAGCCGCGAGATATTTGTGAGTGGGGAATCCGAGAGTACGGAAGCGGAGGGGCCGGAGCCGGGCGTGGAGTTCCTGATGGCCTCTCGGTTCATCAAGAACCTACGTCACCTCACTACGTTGGACAATACCAAACCGATTCTCATCCACCTGAAAACGTGCGGTGGTTACTGGGAAGAGGGGATGGCAATGTATGATGCTATACACGCGTGCCCGTGCTACGTGTGTGCGCTCTCGTACACACATGCACGCTCGATGAGTTCGATCATCATACAGGCGGCGGATCAGCGCGTGCTGATGCCCAACTCGTATTTCATGTATCACCTTGGTTGGTTATCCATTGCGGGTTCTCATCAGGAAGTTGTTTCGTTTGTTGATTGGGAAAAGCGAACCAAGGAAACCATGAAGATCATCTATGCGGAGAAGATGCACGAGAAGGGTATTTTCAAAGGCAAATCGCTGCGAGGGATCAAAGAGTTCTTGCAGGAACAGATGAACAAAAAAGCCGAGGTGTACCTGACGGCGAAACAAGCCGTTGAACTCGGGCTGGCCGATGAGATATTCAAAGGCGACTGGGAGGGGCTGGTGAAGGAATGAAAGATTCCAGCGACACAGCTCTGATCCCATGTAGCTTCGTGGTGAGGGTGAAGTCGGCGGATGGGCAGACGTACATTATAAAGTCGTCTAAGGTTCACAAGCCGTTCCCGGCGTATTTGCAGATCATGATGGACGTGATGGTGTGGTGGGTGGAGGTTAGAAGGACGTTGGGCAACCGTGACTACATCGTGGAGAGCGCGCCGATGGAGGTGAAACTGCCGGGGTACGGGTGGACTGAAGCAACGCCGTTTGACGAGTGGGAAGATGAGGACGAGGACGATTGATTGGATAGCAGGAATCGTGCAACTGCTTGCTGCTTGGATGGTGGGCAACAAAAGGAAAAACGGGCATCTGTTGTTTATGCTCGGTGAGGTTGGGTGGATTTACGTGGCGATTGATAAGCAGGTATACGGATTGTTGATGCTGGTATTTCCGGCGATGTTTATCAATGTTAGGAATTATTTGAAGTGGTTGAAACAGGAATCATCTTAGAGAATCCGCTGACTAAGATATTTGCCGACGCGAAGATTGCGATTCGTTTTCGCAAGGCTGCGCCCGCGCCCGCGTGCGCGGTGCCGGTGGAAGGCAAGTTGACTCCTCAGCAGTGGGCGAAGACTTTGACGAAAGAACAGTATCTTCCTGTTGAAGATTGGCTCGGTTATCGTTACCAGTATATAAGGGCATATCAACTGGATGGAGTAGAGGGCTTAAAGGTAGCGCATCAGTCTCTTCGTAATTTCCTACCATCTAAAGAAGAAATTGAACGGATAAAGAATAACGTCAAGTCGATGATAGCAACGATGAAAAAAGCACCTAAGTATTCCGGTGTGAGTTACCGCGGCGTGGGGTGGAAGACAGTGGATAAGGCAGAAGACTTTGTAAAGGAGATAGAGCGGAACGGCGGAATTACCACAAAGGCGTTCGCTTCTTCCACGCAGGACAGGGACATTGCGAGGAAGTTTATGAAAGGGGAAGGGAAGGTCTTTTTGGAGATAGAAGGAAAGAGTGGTGTGGATATTTCTTGGTTGAGCGGCGGGTTCTCTGGAGAGGGTCCGGGGACGCGTGGTGCGGAGTTGGAGGTTTTGTTTAGTAAGGGCACCAAACTCAAGTTTGTCAGCAAGAAGACGATTTCGGTTCCTGCTTTGTATGATCGAACTGTCCAAGTCCCCGCCACCCTCGTCAAACTGAAGGAAGTCCCCAAGGCCGTTCCCAAGGTTATTCCGAAACCAGTAATTCCGAAACCAGTAATTCCGAAACCGAAACCGCAGTTGACTCCCGAACAATGGGCGAAGAGCCTGACCGTCGATGAATATAGAGCATTTTCTAAGTGGTCACTAGACGACTTTACTGGTATTAGAAAATATCAAATGAATCCTAATGCTTCAGAGTTTAAGGCTTTTCTGGATAAGAGAAAGTATGTCAGAAAACAGATTGCCCTTATGAAACGGGGAATGAGAACAGCTCCAGTATACGAAGGAGCGGCCTATCGAGGGATGGCTTGGAAAAAGGGTGACGAGTACAAAGCCTTTTTGAAGGAATTGGAAAGGTCCGGAGGACTTACTACGAAGGCTTTTACTTCGTCGTCGGCTAGTTCTGAGACGGCTGCGGGTTTTTTGTGGAAAGAAAACAGTGTTTTATTGAAAATCAAAAGCAAGACTGGCAGAGATATTTCTTTCGCTACCGAACTTGGAACCGAAAAAGAGATATTGTTTAGAAAGGGAACGAAGTTTAAGTTGGTTAAGTCGGAACAGAAGATAGTGATTGACATTGATCGCAGGAAAATTAGGACCACCGTTGTTACGCTGGAAGAAGTTGGGAAGCCCGCGGCGACGAGAGCCGTGGAGATAGGAACCAAGATGCCCTCGGCTACTGCACGTACCACCGCGGCGGTGAGGTCGCCGCTCGGAAGACCGTATGATGTTCCTGCGGTGACTGTGGCTGATGTTCCTACATACCACGCCGCCAAGTCCGTCAAGGAGGCCGAGAGGTTCGCGACGGAGATTGTAAGGGCGCAGAGTCCCATCGAATATCAGTCTTTATATAGAGACGCCGCGTCTCTTCGTAAGTGGGGAAAGGTGAAGTATACGGGACTGTCGGTAGACTCCGCGAACCATGTGAATCAGGAACTTATTAGGTTGGCGAAAAAGAGTGATAAGTTAAAGATTCCTCGAATCCGATCCGTAACAACTACGATGCCCAAAGGCCGCCCGGATGCCTTGATGGCGATGGGTGACGGTATCCTGTGCGTCGACAAGAAAGCAGTGAATAGGTTGATGAAAGAGACGCCTCGCCAGATTTTAACGAAGAAGGAACGACTCGCCAAGCTTATCAAGAACAGGGATAAAGTAGAGGCGACGTTTAGCAGATTAAGCAAAGAGTTGATGGACCTTACGGATAAGTATCCAACCGGCCTAGGAATTCCTCCGGGGATAAAGACAAAAATGAGAGTTTTGGTTAAGAGGATGAAACCTCTTTCGGGTGAGATTAACTATGTGAGTAAACAAATTATGGACCTGCAACCCATGACGGCGAAACAGGCGGAGAAGATTATTCTCAATCCCCCCATCAAATGGAAACCAACAGACCCCGCTGATCTTCGTCCGCAGATTTCCCCCCGCTACTTTGAGGCCGGGCAGAAGAGGGTGGATGTCATGATGGACCACGAATTCGGACATCACATCCATCAGCAGATGGGACTTAAAGGAGGACACGCTCATATGGAAGATATAATAAGGGATGCGGTGGGAGGACGAAAGATGACGGACTTGGGTGGATGGAAAGTAGCGACGAAGTACGGGGAGGAGAGTCCCTACGAGTGGTTTGCCGAGAATTATGCACTTCACGTGAATGGCCGGGACGACCTTGTTCGGAACTCGGCGAAAAAACTATTTGAGGAGTTTGGACTATGATGTCTGCTCAGTGTTTAAATTGTCTGTTCCTTCAGAACAAGAAGAAGACCTTGTGCTGCCTTGCGTTTCCCGATGGAATCCCTTTCAAGATTGTCACAGGGGCTTTCGACCACACCAAACCATACCCCGGTGACTTCGGGATTCGGTACGAGGAAAAACTGACTGACGAGATAAACTTTTAGGAGAAGTAGAATGGCCAAGAAAAAGAAACCCAAGATTCCGAGCAACGACAGGTTCGTAGATCAGAACGGCGAGGGATTCTCATTCTGGACTCCCCCGAAGGAGAAGAAGAATGCCAAGTCCAAACGAAAGGGCAAAAGCAGATAGCGACGTTATGCATTACATATATTCCGCGATCGCGTCCGACCACAGGAATGGCGCGAACGGCGTGAGGGAATTAGCGAGGCGATGGTATGAAGTACGTGACGACGCCGGGAGTGGTGAGTCTGATGCAGTTTGTCCCTCCGGGTAAACACAGCGCGGATCACGTTAGTATGACGGGTGATCTGCTGACGGAGATGATGGTGGCGTTCTATGGTGCGAGAGAGATCGACATGAGGAGTTTACAAGCGGGTGACTTGTCTGGATATACATCTGGAAAAGCAACGTACCACAGCGACGCATAAGAAGTTCCTTCGTATCTACCGGCGGAACGTGCGGTCGATGTATCGCTCCGTGCGTGCGTGGCAGACATTGATGAACAATGCGATTCTGTACGGTGTTGAGGAACAGATGATACGTGGGGCGAAGCCGGTGTTGGGTACGTTGGAGCCTGTTGAGGAGTGGCCTCCGAAGACCCTGCTGGAGAAGTACCTCGCGGAGTTTGCAGCCGACGAACTGGCCGAGGAGTTTGATAAAGCAAGTCCATTCACAAACGTGCGTGTGAGTACGATTATCAGCCCGCTGGTGGATTGGAACTGCATCAAGAACCGGGGACGTAGATACACTGGTAACCATTACATGAAAGTCTACGGGGAGGCGATGGGTCAGGCCGGTAAGCTGGGTCAGATGACCTTCGCGTGGGACGTGACGAACGAGCGGGCGGTGGCGTGGGCGGCGAAGCACACCAACCTGCTCGTCCAGAACATATCGAACGAAACAAGGGCCTCGCTTCAAGGATTGATTTCGCGTGGGATTGCCGAGGGGCAGAGCATTCCCACCATAGGCAGGAACATCAGGCCGTTGATAGGGCTGAACAATTCTCAGATGAAGGTGTATGATCGGCTCAAATTGAAACTGGAGGAGGCTGGCGCGAAGAACATCCCGGCAAAATTAGAGCGGTATAAAAACAAAGCAATAAGATACCGTGGTGAGATGATCGCCCGGACCGAAACGGCCAGAGCGATGAGTGCTGGAACGATTCAGGGATACAAGGAGGCTGGAGTGAAGCGGATGGTGTACGAGGCTTCTGCTGACGCTTGTATCGAGTGCCTTGGTTACGACGGTCACGTGTATACGCTGGCAGGAGGTAGCGGGTTGATCCCGGTTCATCCAAATTGCCGCTGTACTTGGAGGCCGATAAGGAAATACGAGCGCGCTCCGAAGGGACCCGCGGTGGGACCACCCGTAGCTCCCCCGAAGAAACCACCTGTAACTCCTCCCCCGAAACCTCCCGTGGCTCCTCCGACGAAGAAGCCGGGAACAGGTATTCCATTCATTCCCGGTGGTGGGCGTGCTGCCGCCGCTGCTCCGGAGGCCGGTGGTGGAGCTGAAGCCGGAGCGGTTGCTGCGCCGAAGATTCCGAAACCGAAAGTACCTAGAAAACCAAGGGCACCAAGGAAGGACGCTTTTTCCTCGGGCGGGATTTCCTCTCAGCGTAACCTCGGGGGAGGAGTAAATATGAGTGAGAAGGTTCACATTGGCGGCGACGGCGACGGGATATTCAAACCCGCGAAGGGCGAGATGGGAGATATGCGGGGAGGGATACCGGGAGGGACTTATTACAAGCGCGAAGTCGCCGCCAGTATAGTGGACGAGGAGTTGAAGTTCAATCTAGTGCCGAAGACTGTGATAAAAGAGGGAAAAATAGGGCCGGGGTTTGGTGGAGGTAGGGGAGTGGGTTCAGTGCAGAAGTGGGTGGACGAAGTAAAGGAAGCCCAAGCATTTGGTTCGGTTACGGAAGTGAAGGCCGCAGACAAGATGAAACTTACCGTCTTCGACGTGATTATAGGCAACACAGATAGACACCCCGGTAATATTTTGTATAAGTCGGTGAGGGGCGGGGCGTCGCCTGTCGCAATAGATAATGGATTGGCTTTTCCATCAAATAAATATTTCATGAGGAGAATGCACGCTAAGGGTTTGTCAAATGAGGAGAGCGGGACACGCTTGAAGACCATTTTTGGGTTTCAACAAAGTTTTCCAGATAAATCCCCCGCGTTGTTGCGGAAGAGGGTGGATCAGTTTATAGCAAATCGGAAGGCGGTGTCGGTGAAGTTGGAATCATTGCTTAGTAAACCAGAGATTGATTCTGTGTTTCAACGGGCTGAGATTGTAGCGGAGGCATTGAAGCCGGGGGGACCATCTAATGCAGCCGTACGGCTAGATCACTTGGTGAGACCGAAGTTCTTCGCGGAGACTTTGAAAGGGAAGGGCGTGAAGGCCGGTAAGCCAGAATGGATGATGGAGGGAATATGAAAAGAGTTGACTTCCTAAAGACGACCGAGAAGGGCCAGCGAAAGTTCCTCACGCTTGGTTGGGACGGCTCAACGATACAAATATTGAAAGGCACAAAACAGATTGCCGATGCTTATAGTCTTTTTGACAAGCCCATTCTTGGTAAGCAAGGCCGGGAATATTGGTTTTATGAAGGAGAGGAGTTCCTGCGGAATCTGAAATATCAATTTAGCGGTTCCTATGTAAGGGCCACGGATGTGTATGAAAAATGACCGATCAACAAAAAGAAAAACTGGTTGACTTCGCAAGGGACATAACCCAGAGGGTCTGTGAAAAATCGAAGTGGAGGAACATCCTTAGAATCCACGGTGACGAGGTGTCGTCCGAGGCGTACCTTGTGATGGTCAAGGTGTTCGACAGGTATCCCGATATTACCAACTCCCTCAACGGCCACTGGCCGAAAGGCGCGTTGTATTACGCCGAGACGGAGCTGGTTGCTTCCCTGCGCAGGTTGTCCCTGTTGCCGAAGAGAAAGAAACCGAAGAAGGTCAAACCGAGGACCCTGACGAATTGGAACTGGACCGGCGAGGACGAGGAGCGGAAACTGGAAACCGATGGTGGGTTCGCGGAAATTGAACGGGTGGAGAATACTGAATATCTGATGGGGAGATTGGATGAGAAGGAGAGGAAAATAGTGAGGATGAGATTTTGGGAAGGGTGTTCGTGTACGGCGGTAGCCGCCGCATTCGGAAAGTCGTACGGTTGGGCGGAACGGGAACTTGAACGAATTTTGAGTAAACTTAAAGAGGCATTGGAATAAGGGAGAGAAAATGAGAATCGAGGACATAAACGCTGACAACGTGAAGTCGCTCAGCAAGCGCGACCTGAAGAATCTGCGCGAACGAATGAACCAGTTGTACCGCAAGAGCCGAGTGGATGGCGAGTCGGTGAGGAAGAGGATGGTTGGCGTGGCGACCCCCATTCGGCGGGATACACTGATGGAATCGTACGTGATTGTGTCGAACGAATTGGAGGACAGAGATATTACTCTGAACCCCGCAGACTTGGATAAGAAGATGGTCCGAAAAAAGCTGCGCGGGATAGACGTGGGGGAACTGCCTCCCATCGTTGTGAAGGAGGGGGTCGTGTGCCTGTCCGGCGGATTTGTCACGTCGCCCCGGCAGACCAAGTCCGTCGAGGTGAGGATAGACGCCGGGGAACTGGACGAGATATTCACACAGGCGTTGGAGAAGCGAATGGTGGAGACGTTCATGGACCAGACAGGCAAATCCGTTATCGTCCGGAGGGATGCCGAGGGGCTGGAGTCACCCGTGATTCCCGTGTTTGACCTCGTGATGGTCCCGAGACCCGAAACTACTGACCAGCATGACGTAGAGGGCCTCCAAAAACGTCTAGAATCCCTCAGGATGGACGATCTC